TTCGCGCCAATGCCATTTATCACAACCACGATACATAACGGCATCGCCAATAGACATATCAATCTTTGAGCTATTAGTTTTATCTTCATGGTCGCCCATATAAATTGACCAAACATCACCTTTAAAGCCTAATGTAATAGTGGCTGATATTTCACAAGCTGGCCTATCTCGATGATTTTTTAATTCCTCACCTTGTTGATTGTAAAGGCGAGCATAAGAATATGTTGGGTATAGTTTTAATCCTGAAGCTTGTTCAAAATAAGGTAAACAAGTTTCTAACAATTTATCAAAAGCTAATGCGCCATGCACCGCTTGAGATAATGGACATTGAGGATCATTAACTGTTTTTTGTTCATTTACTAAACGCTTTAATTCGTCAGTTAATTCTTGGCAAGTATGTTGAGGTAAAAAATCTTTTAAATGAACATATTTGTTATCTTGAAACTCTTGTATTGTATTCATATTATCCTTATGTTAATTCTATTGGTGCATCCTCTACTACAATAGGAAATTGTTTAATTAACTCATCTGTAGGATCATACCAAAATTGATCTGCTACAACATCATCTGCGCATGATGTCCAAAATAATGGATTACCTACTTCAAAAGTTTGTCCTTTATCAACTACTTGAGCAACACGATAACCTGTTTCTCTAGGTTCATTTGGGCTTATTAATGCTTCTTTCATATTTACTCCTTATTAAAATTCTACAACGACTACGCCTGCACCACCAGCGCCACCAGCTCTGGTGCCACCACTAGCTCCACCAGAGCCACCTCCTCCATAAGTGCTACCAGCGCCACCCACACCAGTTGATCCTGCCGCGCCACCTCCAAAAAAGGAATTTCCACCTTTACCACCAGCAACTACAGCGCCACCTGTGCTAGCCCCACCACCACCACCACTTCCTCTAAAATTTAAAGTCGCCGCAGACCCAACTCCGCTCGCACCACCACTACCACCATTTGATCCAGCACTTCCTCCTGTAGCAGAAGCTAAAGCCGCAAAAGATGAAGTTCCACCAGCGCTTCCAACTGTAACGGCAAAAGGAGAAGAAGCCGCTACAGGACCTACATAAATAGCCCCACCACCACCACCACCGCCCGATCCAGAGGAGCTAGGCGAACTACCGCCGCCTGCACCACCACCACCCACAACAGTCACTTTAATTTGCGTAGTAGAAGCTGGAGTTGTAAAAGTGCCAGGTGAAGCAAATACTTGCATTTGAGAAAAACCACCTTGAGCAGTATTAGCAATTGTAATTGCACCTGATCCATTAGTTACTGAAATTCCTGTGCCAGCAGTTAATGTAGCTTTAGTAAGTGTATTGCCTGTAGTGTTACCTATCAGCAATTGACCATTTGTATATGACGATTGTCCTGTGCCACCATTAGCAACTGCTTGTGTTCCTGTAACGCCTGTGGCTACATCAAGCTGACCTGAAGTATTAACCTTATTAGCTAATTGACTTAAATTAAATGCTTGTGTCATTTTTTCCCCTTATGCCGCACCTGCGCGAGCAAATGTTTGTTGTTGAATTATAAACGATTGTGTAGGACTATTAGTTAATGTATAGCTATTAGTAGAAGTCGTATAATCCACACCGCCTTCATATAATACACCATTTGCATAAATTCCTAAAGCCCCACTTGTAAAATTAAATGAATAGAAAATTTGTCCTGCATTAGCAAAAGTAATGACATTTTGCGGCGTGCCTGTAGGTGTTGTTGTATTGTTTGCGCTAAATTGAATAACAGTTAAAAGCCCACTAGATGTTGCTGGAGTAATAGTATAAGTATTGCCTACAACATCAAAATCAGAATCAGGCACTATAGTTCCGTTATAAAAAGGAAGCTCATATCCTGAATTAAATTTCCAATCAGTAGGTGTGTAAGTTGAAGTTGAAGTAAGTGTATCTTCAAATCTACTAAACACAGGATAGCTTGATCCTGAAGCCCTATAAGTATATATAGGATCGCCAGCCGTTAATGATGTAGGTGAAGTAGTAAATGTAATAGTTGCCGTTCCGTAATTAACACTTGATACAGTATATTGAGTAGGCGTGCCAGTATTACTAAAAGTCATAATATCGCCTGCTCTTATTAATTGATAAGGCATTTGAGCAATATTCCAAGTGACATCCGCACCTGATACAGTTGCAACATTAAGATAAGTATTATCATAATAATTGCCACTTGATATAGCTCTCATTGAGTAAATGGTTATGACATCGTCTAATGTCGCGCCTGTGCTTAAAGTAACTGTGCCTGTAGCGCCACCTGTATCTGTGTATTCTGTGTCAGATAATAAAAGACCATTTTGAAATACTAGGCATTGATCTTCAATATAGGTTGCGGCACGAGTAACTGAAAAGACTGTTTGACCGCTTGTCGCATCAAAATAATCTATAGTCATAAAGAAGTCATCAGGTGTAGTAAAGCCTACTACTCGACCATAAATATCGACTGTAATGGTTGCGGCTGATCCTGTAAAGGTAGCAGGCCCACCAAAGTCTAGGAATTGATCTAATGATGCTATTAATTGACCATCGCCTGTATTAGATACTTTAACTTGACCTGTGCCTGTAGTTGTTGTTCCTGTAGTAATTAATTGACCTGTTTTGTTATCAAGATCAATAACATTTAATCCGTCAGGTAAAGCCGACCATAATCTAGGATCAAAGTCTGCAAAAGTAGTTGGCACAAATTGACCTGTGCCTGAAGCGTAATCGGCAAAGTCTGTATCAAAACTAAACTTTCGACCTGTTCTATTTATAAAGCATAAAAATTTGTTAGTGCCAAAAGCAGGATCAGCTAGATACCATTTATAAACTGTTGGATCAAGTGAAGGGCTTGTAGAATTGTTATTATAAAGACCATAATAAAGCCTTCCTGTAGGGCTTAAACTAAAGTTACTTGTGCCTGTAATGTTATCTGCATAAGCTACAGAAAGGAATTTTTCAGTATATTGGAATGTTGTAGGTCGCCATGTCAGTTTTGTTGATGCTAATGAATAATTACTATTAGCTAAATTATTAACCATGCGAGTAAAGAAATACCAATCGCCTGCTGGTATATTAAATAATTGAACATCAGGCATATAAGTATTAACTACATAAGGCGTTCCGCCTGGTTGCACTTCAGTTGTTCCTGCAAATATAAGTTGATCGTCTGTAGGAAATTGATATGCTGAATAATAAATTTCTGCATATTCAGAAATACCCGCGCTTGAAGTTTGTATTCTTAATGTAAATGCAGGGTTAGTAATAGATGGAAATTCAGCAGTTATAGTAGGTGCATAAACTGTGCCAAAAGTTATAGGGCTAGGAAGTCCTGTATTATCTGCTGGAGTAAATTGAGTAACATTATAATCATCATAAATTGCAGGATTATATTCGGATAGTAATAATGTTGCAGTTATTGAGCCATCATCGCCAAATTTTTCAACCACTTTTGTTATTCTAAATAGTTTAGCTGACCAACCATAATTAGCATTAGTTACTGTAACAATATCGCCTGCTTCTAATTCAAGTCCAATATAATTAATTTCGCATTGAATTTGTAAATCTTCTCTTGCCGCTTCAAGCATACGATTAGCAATGTATTGAGCGGTTACAGAATTATTAGTTAAATAAAGACTTACTGATTGTTTATTAACAGGCTCATTAGGAAACATTAAAGATGGGTTAATTATAGCTAAATCAAAAGTAGCCGCATTAAATGTATCTTGTTCAGTGCCATCAGGAAATTTTGTTTCAATAATATTAAATGAGTTTGAAATATCAATTGGACTAACTGTAATAGCACCAATCATATTGCTATCATTAATATCCATAGCAACTGTATAAGTTGGTTCTTGAACAATTACACCCCAAAGACCTGTAATTTCATTGTATTTAACCAAACAATCAGCGCAATCTGCCATATATTGAATATTTTTCATAATCTTTTGAGCAGTATCTAAAGTGCCATTAAATTCAAATCTTTTCATGGTAGAAGTGCCACCACCATAAAGAGTATAAGTAATAGTTGCATTAGAATAAGTATTTAAAGCAGTAAGGCTTGTAGTATCAATACTAGCCACAGGTATTGCCGCACCATAACGAGTAGAAGTTAAATAATCTAGGAAGCAATCGCCTGGCGATGATCTAGCATTAGTTAATTCAAAATTAGTAGCTTGAAGTCCTACAAGATTTCTTGATTGAGAATATTTAAGTTTAATAATTGCAAAAGCGCAATTAGTCATTAATTTAGAGCCATCCCATTTATAAGTAAGATTAACATCTTGCATAACTGAAATAGCTGATTGTGTGCTATTTGCAGGTTCATCTGATCCATTTTTATAAAGATATACATTTATATATCCTGAAACATTTTGAGTTTCGCCTGTGCTTTCATCTAAAAGCGAAACTACTTTAGTTAAATCTGTTCCATCAAATATACATTTTTTTCCACCAAAATATACATCGCCAAAAGTTATAACATCAGGTGTTCCGCCTGTTTCGGTATTAGTAACTTCAGATAAAGAAAATACATAGTAAAGTGTTTGGTTATTTTCAGTAATAGAAAGGTCTGTAATAATACCGCCTGTCCACGCATGACCATATATAACAGGAAGTTTATTGTCGCCTGCTGGCGGAGTTTGTGCGCGAGAACCAGGATTAGGTTCTTGTTGTTGATTAGATAAACTTGGCGGGCTAGGTGCAAATAGTTTTGAAACAACACTTGATACAACCATATTAATTGCAAAAGCAGTTATACTTGCGGCAATACCTGAAAGACCAATAGCTAATGCAATAGTTGATCCTATTGCGTATGCGTCTGCACATAACAAAAAGAATATAAAAAAGTTAATAATAAATAAAACTATTTTCATTGCATCCAATTTTCTTCAATTTTTTTAAATCCAAATCTTGAGTAATCAAAATCAGGGCTTGTAACCATTTTAGTTACTGTAAAAAGTTTAATTTTGCCTTGCGCTTTTAATTCTTTTGCATAATTAATATATGCTTTTAATAATTTATATCCTGTAGTTTTATGCCTATATTCAGGTTTTACATACCAAGCCAATTCATGTATAGCAAAAGTTTTATTGCACCATATTGTTGGCAGTATAATACCCATAATAAAGCCTATATTTTCTTCTATAAATATTACGCCTTGACCAGCTAAAAGTGTATCTACTAAACTATTAAAATATTCAGGATTGTCTATATCCTTGTATTGATCTATAGGGCTTTCATCTCGAAACATTCTCATCATTTCTTGTAGTTGTATCTTGTCGTATTTATTAGCTTGTCTTATCAAGTTCTATAAACGCTTGGATCGCGATCCCTGCCAAAGAAATAATTAATATTTTGAATTACAGAAACTCTATCCATTGAAGTATCGCCAGCACTAAAAAATTGCCATGAATTGTTATTGGTATATCTTCCTGCTGATCTATTTTGAAGAATAATTTGAATGCTTGATGCGCTTACATTAATTACACCATAATATGATCTTGCTTCTTCAAACCATTGTTCTGTAATATTAAATGAATTAACATAGCCTGTAAAAAACTTATAAAGACCGCCTGTGCCACCTGTAGTTATAAGCTCATTGTTATCATCAAAAAAGCCATGCCACATTTCAATAAGAGAACCTTTAATCTTATTGCTTAATACTAATCCTAATTGAGCGCTTTCAATACCAACTAAAGTTACTGAAGTTTCATTAGCAGTTGATTTAATATCTCTTTGAACATCGCCTACTTTAACTAAAGAACCTAAAGCAGTAAATGGCTCTGCATCAACGGCAGGAATTGTTAATACGGAAGGAGTTGTTGCAAAGCGATATATTTGCTCATCGCCATTAGCATCTTGAGTAGTTAAACGGATAAAATCGGCTATCCTTATATTATTCGTATTTTGTATTGGTGGTATATTATTTGCCATTACAACACCGCTTCAATCGCTTTAAATGATCCTGACCATTGAATAAATGAATCATTAGTCATTGGGATAAGAGTGTAAGTTGGATAATCTTGAAGGATTACAGGAAAAGTAACGCCTGTATAAGTGCTACCACCTATTGATTGTGTAGTGCCATATTGACCAATAACTGCAAACATAGGGCTTGCAAGTGTAGTCATAATAGTTCTGTGAACAGGAATATTAACTGTAGAACCACCACCTCTTTGAACATTGGCAGTAGCTATATAAGCATAGCGATCAATCTGTAAAAAATCACCTGTCTTTACAATAAATTCTGTAGCGCCCATTGTAGGTAGTGAACCTAATACAATAGTTTTATTTGCTGAAGTAATTTGATATTCACAAGCGCCAATTTCAGCAGAGGTCATATCACCTTGATACGCAATATAATTAACCCAACCTGTTGCGCCAAAATTAAGATATTGTTCAAACTCTTTATCAGCCGCTCTTAATGTTGAAAGCAATGGTCTATTTTGAGAATATAAAAGATAATTCATAGGTCGCATATCAAAGCCAAAAGGTTGCACTCCAATAATTTCGGAAGTAGCAATGCGTTGATTTCGGCTCATCATTTGACCAATAAATCTATGGTCATCAATGCCTACGGATTCAGATATGGAAAGGACTGTATTTAGAGTAGTCATATATTATCTGCTTTGTGGTAATGATCTTTGAGCAGATTGATTAGCCGCCCAAACACCTTGTTTATTTTTAGCCAAAAATTGTAAGCTTGATTGTGTATCAATAGCGCTCATATTAGCAATGTAAGGGCCATTATACACTACTTGAGGTTGGTTACCCATAGCAGAGCCTAGTTGATGATTAGGAATAATAGTGCCTGAAGTTTTAGGAACAAACAATTCAGGGCCACGCTCACCTACAAGAGAAGGAACGCCAACAGGTGGATCACCGCCATCAGCAAATCCTAATTTAAGTCCGCCAGCGCTTGGCGCGCTTGAAAACAATCCGCCGCCACCGCCACCGCCGCCAAATCCAAATATACTTCCTAATGAGCTAAACATAGAAGTTAATTGCGCTCTCATTTGAATCTTAATAAGGTCTGCAATAATGCTACGAGCTAAATCACTAAATTTAAGTTTTCCTGTAGTAACAAATTGATCAATTGCGCTTTCAAGATTTTGTGTTACAGATACGAATGCTTGTTCACCTAATTTAGCGGCATTAGTAGCATTATCTGTATAACTTGCAAAAGCTTTTTTCCATCCAAACTCAAAACTTCTTTGTGATTCACCAATTTGATAAGCTTCTTGTGCGCGAGCCTTTTCTGCTTCCATCCATGCGTCAGCTTGTTCGTCTGACATTTTACGACCAAACTGATCGCCTAAAGTTAATAACTGACGCTTTTGTTCAATATCATATATTTCTAATTGAAGATTTCTTTCATTTTGTGTAAGAAAGGCCAGCTCATTTTCTTTTTTTAATCTTTCGTTTTTAGCTTGAGTGATAAGCAATTCTCTTTCGTAAAATTCTTGTTGCTTTTTTAAAGCTTCTTCTTGCTTTTTAGCAAGTTCACCCGCTTCCATCGGTCTGCTAACTTCTACGCTTGATGGCGGTTTTTGCTCTCTAATCTTTCTTAATTTTTCTTCAAGCTCTTTTTCTTTACCTACACCAAAATCCCAATTTTTAATTGCATCAAAATTAAGAGTAAATATATCTTTTAAACCTGAAAATGTGCCAGCTATTGCCCAAGTTAATTTAGTAAATAAAACAATTAAACCTTCAATTGCAGGACCAAAACTAACAATAAATGCAGTCTTTAAATCAGTAAATGCGGCAGTTAAAACATCCATTGTTTGTTTAACTTGGAAAAAAGATTTATCCATGTCTGCCGTATATTTACCTTGAGCCGCCATAAGTTCTTCATATACTTCTCTAACATCAAGCCCTCTCATTGCCCTTCCTAAAAGTTCTACAGTTTTAGCTGATCGAGTAGCTGAATCAGGTATTGCGCTTAATTGTTTAAGAGTTTTTTCAAGAAGTTTATCTGTAGGTAAATTGCTAATGTCAGTAAGGGATACTCCAAGTTTTTGAAATACTGCGCGAGTTTTATCCGAACCTGATGCGGCTTCATCAATTTTATTATTAAATGCGGCAAATAATTTTCCAGCAGAATCAGCCCCGCCACCTGCAACAAGTAAAGCTTCATTAAGAGCTAATACATCATGGATTGCAGTATCATTGGCTTGAGCTACTTGAGATATTTGATCAGCATATTGAACAGCGGAGCGACCAAGTGCAATAAAAGAACCGCTAACTGCAAGAAGTCCAACTTTTGCCGCCGCACTAAATCCTTCTACTTTATCTTTAGCTTTACCTAACCCCGCATTAAACTCGCCTGCATCAAGCCCAAGTAAAACCGCTAATCTTGAAATAATTGCCATTATTGACCTTTAAATTTATCCATTTTAAATCCAGGTGCTTGGCTCATAAATGTTAATAAAGCATCGCTAGGATCAGCTTCTTTATCTTCATAGATATAACCATAAGCACTACCAATAACGCTTTTTAGATTATAAGGTGAACTGTTACTAGGTCGCATATAATTAAATACCCCAGCAGTAAGCGTTCCTAAAGTTGTTATGAGGTTTTTATTTCCAATTAACCCATCAGCATACATAACAACAATTTCGTTAAATATTTGCTCATCTAATGCGTCTATATTGTCTTGTGTATGCCCGTTAAATACCATAGCCGCTCTAACTTGGGTTCTTAACGAGCTTTTTACTTTGAACTAATTTCCTTATAATCAGGACTTAAAACTTCATTAATTTTTCCCATAAATTCAATTTGAATTTGCAATGGAATTTCTGCATTAATATCTTCATAAGTTAAAGTATTTACATCTTGTCCTTCAGCAGGAACTAAAAATTTAAAATACTCTAAAATTTGATATTGAGTTAAATGAGTATTAAGTGCAGATTCTCTAATTGATCTACCATTAATAACAATATCATTTTCTTTTTCTTCAACTTTATCTTCAGGCTTAATAACTAAATTAGTTTTTAATTGTTGATAAATAAATTCAATTTTTTCAAGGTCAGGTGCATTTCTATAATTATAAATAGTTTCAATTTTTGCAACGCTAGGAACTATAACTTTAAAAGTTCCTTCACCAAATTTAAATGTTCTTGTAAGAATAGAAAGTTTGTGATCTTCATATTCTTTACCTAATAAACTTCCTAATTTACTCATATTTTATTTTCCTTTTTGTTATAAATTTTTTGTTTTATATTTTTTAATATTTTGAGCTAATATTGAACCTAATGAGTTTGCTACTGCTTGTTGTTGGCTTTCTAATGAAACTCTCATAAAAGGTTTAGCTGACATTTTGGCAGTTCCAAATTCATTAGCTATTGCTCTTGCATCATAAAAAGAACCAGCTTGTTGATAATAATTCTTTCTAGCTTTTTTATATTCCGCACCTTTTAAATCACTATTAGCCGCATGAAAAGCAGTTTTTAATTTTTTAGGGATTGGTTTAGTGGTTACTAAAGCAATTGCAGAATCAGTAGGTAAAACATATCTTGATTTCATATCTTTATTTGTAGGTCTGCGACTTACAATTGTTAAAGATTGATTTAGCAATCCTGTATCTTTAGGAGCTAATGATTTAGCCATTGTCAATACAGGCAACATAGCTTGCTTAACAGTTTTAATTAATATACTGCTTGATTTTTTTGCATCACCAATTTGATTTTTTAAATCTTCAAAAACTTCAAGTGTTTCAGAAAGTCCTTTAACTTGAAAATTTGTTTGCATTAATCTGCCTTAATTATTTTTTGATAAATCGTATTATTAAGTTTAATAGCGTAATCAACGGCTTGTTCGGGCGTTAGTTTATCAGCATGATTTTTAGCAATATCGTGAGCTAAAGCAATGCCTGTTAAGCGTTGTTGGGCAAACCCAAACCAGTTCTTTTGACCTGAACCAGCTTGGGATACCAAATA